CAAAGAAATCCATCGCAGCCAAATACTTATTAACCAGTTTGTTGATAACTGGAACGTACTGCTTAATGATTTTCGACTTAATCCCGCCATCTTTAAGCAACTGCGCGACAATATCATAGTTTTGCGTTTGTTCAGATACTTCTTTTCTTTTTTCGTTGAATGATTGTAGTGCGTTGAGTAACTCTTTTGATTGTGCCTTGAACTCATCACTCATTGCTGGTTTGCTTTCTATTTCAGCAATTTCCTTCTCAAGTTTCGCAATGTAGTTTCGAACCTGCTTGCGAGAAGTATTAATCCGCACAAGGTCTTGTTCAAAAGTCTTGAGTTCTTTTTGTGTTGTTTTGATGGTATTGATTCGGTGTAGAACGGCATCACTCTCTTCCTTCAGTTTGTTTAGACCTTCGTTTAGTTCTGTGATTTTAGAGTTGCACGTATGTACTTTTTCTTCTTTGTTATTGATAGCCTGATCGCAGGTTGGACAAGTCGAATTTACAGAATAGAACTCAATGTCTTTCTCGAGTTTCTGAATATTCCCTTCAATCTTGGCTTCAAGTTGATTTAGTTTGTTAAATTTTTTCGTTGTTGTATCTTCGTCTTCTACTTTTAACAATAGATTATCAATTTCAGTTTCTTTTGTTGTTGCTTCGGTTTCGAGATCAGAGAGTGATGCCGTGTTTTCTTTCACTTCTTGTTTCTTTGCGTCGACGATTTCTTTCGTATTCTTCTTGAGTTCATCAAGATGTTTCTTGTGCAGTTCAATTTTATCGCGTGTATTGTCTATTTGAATTTTTAATTGCGCTGCTTCGTCTTTCAGTGTATGAAGTTTGTTTTTAACAATTACATTCATTGATGAGAAGATCTGGATATCAAGCAAGTCTTCAATAACTGCTCGGCGATCAGAGGCAGATAACTGCATGAATGGAGTGAAGTTAGTTGAGCCAAGGATAACGATCTGAGTGAACGATTTATAGTTCATCTTCAGAATCAATTTTTCTAATTGCTCTTGATAGTCTTTGCTCTTGGCATCTTGGTTTAGCAATTCGCCATCGATATAAATCTCAAAAACATTTGGCTTGATGCCACGAATGATTTTATACTGCTTGCTTGCAATTGCAAACTCAACTTCTACAATACAATCTTTTTCATTGATTGAGTTTACAAGTTGAGGCTTGTTGATATTGCGGAATGGTTTACCAAATAATGAGAATGTGATGGCGTCCAGGAATGTTGATTTACCTGCACCATTCTCACCAACAATCAGTGTTGTCGCATTCTCATTGAGTTTGATTTCGGTAAAGACATTTCCTGTTGAAAGAAAGTTCTTGTACCGAACAGATTTAAATGTAATCACGCAGTCTCCATAGACAATGCTTCGTTGTAGACATCGCGCAGCACTGTTTTGATTTTATCTGGTTCTACAGGCAAAGACAACCCATCCACATACTTATTCAAGATTGTGATTGTATCTTCTGCCTGATCAACCTCAACGTTTACTGAGTCAGTGATTGATGCGAAATCTTCGACAACAGAAACTTCTAGTGGACTTACCTTTGTGAGAGAATCAATCAATGTATCAAACAAGAATGTGTTGTTTCGTTTTTCAACAACAACCTTTACATACTTATTTGCAAGATGAGAATAATCATCATTGATGATATCATTGTAAAACATGTTATCATCGTTGTAATGAATCTTGTAGAACATTCTCAATGGATTTTTGATGAATTCCAATTGGCGAGTTTCTGTATCGTAAATATGAAAACCGCGCTCGTCATTGTAATCCATCCAAGTCATTTCACCTGGAGTACCAACATAGATGATGCTGCCGTTGTTACTCTTGTGATGAAAATGACCAGAAAGAACAAGATCATATTTGGATAAAATAGAAGCATCCATACCTTCATGGCAGATGGTGCCTTGATCCATTTTGTATCCTTGCAATTCAAAATGACCAAAACAAACTTCGTTGTTGCTGCGTTTGATAAAATCTAAGACTTCATCTTCATTATCTTTGCAAATCCAAGGAATGATGTCAATACCATTCCAAGCATAAGGTTCGTTATAAACGAATATGCTGTTCTCATATTCTCTTAAAAGTAATTCTGGTGAATTGACTTCAAGAGTATTTTTAAAGGTGATGTCGTGATTGCCAAGTAGAGTGTGACACTCTATCCCGTAACGAGCAAATTGATCAAAAAAGTAACGCCTGCAAAGAGCAAGAGACTGAAAAGAGATATACTTCCTACGATCAAATAAGTCACCCAACTGAAAGACGGTGGTAATTCCATGTTCTAAAAGATATGGGAAAAATTGGTTGGTATAAAACTCACGATAATGATTATGAAAGGCGATGCTATCGCCCCTCATACCAAAATGAGTATCACCGAGGATTGCTATCTTCATCTACAAACTTCTCTAGTCCAGCTTTCTTGGCTTTTTTCTCTTTACGAGCATTTTCATAGTTTACAATAAACTCTGAAATATTTTCGTACAATTCAAACTGCCTAAAAGTTCCGTCTTCATTTTCATTCAATTCAAATTCATCAAGAATACCAGCAGTTTCCGTTGCCTTGTACTTGACATATAACTGCTTCTTTTCTTTCTGAATGCGGCGTAAGAATGCATAATATACTATCTGAGTAAAATAGGCAAACGGATTGCTTGATTTACCTGGATCAAAATTGTCCACATACATCACACAGTTTTCGATTGCGTCTGCAATCATTTCGTCGCGAAATGTATACGACAAGAAGTTTGGTTTATGAGATAGATTCTCGGCAATCTTCATAAAACATTCTGCCACATATCTAGGAATCTGTGGCTTTGGAAGTCCTTGTCGTTTGGCTTTACGGATCGACTGGCGATACTTTGTCATTTCCCGAAGGAAATCTTTATTGTTGATGTAGTGTGATGGCATAAATTAGTGTATTGGTTTGTCCTTTTTAGATTTCAATGCTTCTAAAATTGAGACTACGTTCTCAAGATTCTCTGTTTGTTCTTTAACAGATTTTTTCTTTTTCTTCGAAATATCTTGTAGTTTTGTAGTATTGTTGTAGAAGAAATCGCAAACATATTCGTATTGTTCATGAAACTCTTTTCTGACAGGAGTGCAAAACAATACTTCATCTAGAGCAAATTCAACTTCACGCATCTCAATAATCGACTGAGGGAGATACTCTTGCATTACAAGGATTTGGCGACCCTCATCAAAAAGAGTTTCCACCTCAACGCGCAGTGGTGTCTCTATTATAATACATTCATCCTTATAAGTCACCCATCCAATCAAATCTTCTGGGATAATTTTAAATCGTACAAATTTTAATTCTTTTTGTTCTGACATTAATTTATTCTTACATTGTTTGTTGTGAATGGGAACTTTTCTTCGCTATAGATTTTCACTCGTTCCTCATAATGCTTCAAAGTAAAATTGCTATGGTTATTATACCTCAAATCATCTGCGATGTCATATAAAGTGGCTGCTTCTTTATTCTCTCCAAGGCGCAGCACACGACCGATTGATTGTAATGCTCGAATCTTACTCTTTGTTGGGGAGGAGAATATAATATTATGTAGGTTGCGGATGTTCACACCTGTTGAGAACGTTCCGTAACTTGCCACAATTATCGCATCGTTTTCCTGTTCAGTGATATGCCTCACTGCTTCACGATCTTCTGCTTCAACACCACCGTGAATGAAAAATACTTTTCGACCATTTGCACGTGCAGTTAGCAAATCATATAGAACTTTGCCGTGTTTTTCAACGTATGTGAACAAGACGAGCGAGTTTCCTTTTAAATTGATTGCGAGATTTGCAATGAATTCATTGCGACCATCATGCTGTGTGAGGAAATTCATCTCTTCTGGATATGTAAATCCCTTTACAATCTTACATACTGGCTCTGGATATTTCAATACGATGCATTTGATATTGAAATTAGCAAGTTGCTTTCTTTCAATCAGATCTTTTGTGGAGATAACTTTGAACACAGGACCAAACAAACCTTCAAGGACAAGTTTGTTTACTTTACTGTCATCTAGTGTTCCTGTTGTACCAATGCGCACATCACAATTGATCAACTTGGTCATGATCGCAGTCAGTGACTTGGCTTTAAACGTATGTGCTTCGTCACCGATGATAAAATCAAATTGTGTGAAATATTTTTTAGGCATGTCATAGATTGACTGCCATGTAGAGATAATCAAATCACTATCTGGTATCTTACTCTCGCCACCATAAATCTTCTGACAATACTTCTCGACATCCCAGCCGTTATTGCTGGAATAATTCTTAAAGTCAAAATGCATTTGTGTAACCAGATTAATCGTAGGAACAATCAATAATCCGCGCTTCTTACCTGTGTTCAACAGGTGGCGAATCATCATGTAGATTATAAGCGACTTCCCCGACGCGGTTGGTGATACGAGTACAGTTCTTTTCTTTGTAAGTCCGACGCTAGACGCAAGTAACTGATAATCTCTTGGCTCCATTGGAAGCGAGAGAGCAGTTGATAGATTCTTCGTGTCGATCGGAAAGACTT